TTATTTCCACCGCAAAATAACTGGTGTCGTTTAGAACCTGGTAATGATATTCCAGTAGATCAAAAAGTAGAAGTACAAAGAATTTTAGATGTTTACTTAGATAAAATGTTTAGTGTTATTCGCACTTCTAACTTTGACTTAGCTATGGGTGAATTTTTATTAGACCTATGTGTAGGTACTGCGGTGATGTTAATTCAAGAAGGTGACGAGATGACACCAATCCGCTACACTTCTATTCCAATGTATTTGGTTTGTTTTGAAGAAGGTGCTAATGGTCAGGTAGAAAATGTCTACCGTACTTTACGATTAAAAGCAGAACAAATTTTAATTCAGTTTCCTGATGCTAAACTTAATGAAACTTTGAAGCGTAAAGTCAAAGACAATCCAATAGAAGAAATAGATTTTTTAGAAGCCACTGTCAAAGATTTAGACACAGGTAAATATACTTATTGTATTATTTACCAACAAGAAAAATTAAAAGTGGTTGAGAGGGAACTTAAATATAGTCCTTGGGTGGTATCAAGGTACATGAAAGCAGCAGGCGAAGTATATGGTCGTGGACCATTAACTGTGGCTATACCTGATATCAAAACTTTAAATAAAACCAAAGAATTATTATTAAAAAATTCATCATTATCTATTGCAGGTGTGTATACCGCAGCAGATGATGGGGTTCTTAATCCAAATACAGTGGTACTCAAACCAGGTGCAATCATACCTGTGGCTAGAAATGGTGGACCACAAGGTGAAAGTCTAAGACCGTTATCTCGTAGTGGCGATCCACAGTTATCACAAATCGTAATTGACCAACTTCAAATGTCAATTAAGAAGATATTGTTAGATGAATCTATCCCAAGAGATGATATGTCAGCACGAAGTGCAACTGAAATACAACAGCGTGTTCAAGAACTAGCACAAAACTTAGGTAGTGCCTTTGGTCGTTTGATTGCCGAAGTAATGACACCGATTGTACAGCGTACTTTACAGATTATGGATGCTCAAAACTTGATTGAGTTACCTTTAAAAGTTAATGGTTTAGAAGTCAAGATCAAACCTGTTAGTCCGATTGCGATGTCACAGAATCAAGACAAAGTTAATAACCTATTACAATTTGCTCAAATCGTGCAACAACTTGGTCCAGAAGGACAAACATCTGTGAAGATTGGTGCAGCAGCAGATTTTATTGCTGATAGTCTTGGTATTCCTGCGGAAGTTAGAAATACAGCAGAAGAAAGAGCTGCTTTATTAGAGCAAGCAGCACAAATGGCTCAACAAGCAGCACAAACACAAGCACAGCTAGAACAACCATCACAACCAACTGAAGCACCAACTGAGGAGTAAGCATGAGCTGGGATGAATTAAATTTATTAGATGAACAAGCAATAGACCACAAAGAATTTATTAATGTAGTTGAATTGAATCGTTTATACGCAAGGGTTTTTAATACGGAAGATGGACAAAAAGTATTAAGACATTTAAGGGCTATCACTATTGAGCAACCAACTTTTATTCCTGGTGAGGTTTCAAGCTATGGATATTGTAGAGAGGGACAAAATTCTTTGGTGAGAGAAATTGAGAAACGCATAGAGAGGGCAAGAGGATGAGTGAAGAAAATCAAGCAGTAGAAAGTCAAGCAACTGAAAGCGAAGGTTTATTAGATCAAGGTATTAATGAAGTAAGGGCAGAAGAACAAGCACAACAAGATTCTAATCCTGAAGTGATTGAAGATGTGTTTGCTAAAGATCCAGAAGAAGTTAATACCGCAATAGCTAATGAAGGAGAAGAAGTTGAGTATGACAGACCAGATTATTTTCCTGAAAAGTTTTGGAATCAAGAAGAAGGTCCAGACATTGAAGGCTTGGTCAAATCTTACAAAGAAATGGAGAAAAACTTTTCTCAAGGCAAACACAAAGCACCAGAAGATTACGATGTATCTTTTGCTGAACAATCAGGTATACCACAAGATGATCCTTTACTAGACCGTTTTCAAGGTTGGGCAAAAGAACATGGGGTTAGTCAAGCAGCATTTGAAGCATTGGCTAAAGATTATATTGATATGGAGATGTCATCTCTAGAACAGTTCAAGGTTGATGTAAAAATTGAAAAAGACAAATTAGGACCAGATGCAGATCAAATTATTAAATCAACTGCTGAATGGGCAAATGGTTTGTTTAACAAAGGTGTTTTTAACGAAGAAGAACTAGAAGCATTTAAAGGTGCTGCTGGCACTGCATCAGGTGTTAGAGCCATGCAAAAGTTAAGACGATTCTATGGGGAAGGTAACATTCCAACAGCACAACCAAGTGACGAAGGTGTGCCAACATTAGATGAATTATATGCTATGGTTGGAACCAAAGAGTACAAAGAAGATCCTAGTTATCGCAACAAAGTACAAAAATGGTTTAAACAGCGTGTACCTGATGATCCAAGCAAAGATTATATTTTATAAAAAGTTGCAATCTTCTAAGTTTTAATTACACTATACCGTAAGGATAACAGTATTTCTGCCCTTGACACTCGTATGAGGTGTGGTAGGCACAACCTACAAGTAAGATGCCCTTATGGACAACATCAAGCGATAATAACTTAACTATTATATGGAGATATTATGAGTACAAGTATTAGCTCAAGTTTTGTTACCATATTTGATGCCGAGGTCAAACAAGCATATCAATCTGATCGTGTATTAGGTGGTACTGTAAGAGAGAGAGCAGGCGTAACAGGTAACACATATAAGTTTAACAAGTTAGGTTCAGGTGTAGCGAATTTGCATATTCCACAATCTGATGTAACACCGTTAAACTTAGCACATTCGCAAGTGACAGCTACAATGTCAGACTACAATGCTGCTGAATATTCAGATATATTCACAAGCGGTAAAGTATTGTTTGATGAAAGAGCAGAGCTTGTTAAAGCATTATCAATGGCGATTGGTCGTAGAATGGACCAACTTGTTATTGATGCGATTGATGGTGCAGGAACATCATTAACTGTAGCCAATTCTATTGGTGGTTCTAACACAAACTTAAATGTTGATAAAGTGTTAGAAGCTAAAAAGTTAATGGATCAAAAAAATGTACCTGCTGAAGGTCGTTTTTTCTTATGTCATTCAAACAACATGGCAGCTTTCTTAGATGACAGTGATGTAAAAACTATTGATGTCAACACAACTAAAGCATTAGCTCAAGGTACTGTTGATTCATTCTTAGGTTTTAAATTTATTGCTATCGGTGATAGAGATGAAGGCGGACTTGCTGTAGATGGTTCAAATGACAGAACATGTTTAGCATGGCACCAAAGCTCAACAGGACTTGCTTTAAACATGGATAAGAAAACAGAGATTAATTACATTGCTGAAAAAGCATCGTTCTTAGTAAACTCAATGTTTTCTGCTGGAGCTGTTGGTATTGATACCAATGGTATTGTTGAAATAACTTGTCGTGAATCATAGGAGGTAACTTATGGCTTATTCAACTGATGGATTCGGTGCGTTAGCAGGACAAGGCAGATCTGGTGATTTACCAGCTTTGTATGTCTATACAACTACCGATGCACACACTGCTGTTGATGCTGCTGGCTACTTCAACACTCTTTCAGATACTTTGAAAGTAGGTGATATGATTATGGTCCATGGCTCAACAGGCGGAACAAGAACAGTAACAATGCACATTGTTGTATCTAACGCATCTGGAGTAGTAGATGTGTCTGATGGTACTACAATCGGAGCAGTTTCTGATTCTGACTAAGTAAGATAAAGTTGCTCTGTTTCGGCAGAGCATACTTTTTTAAGGAGATTATATGGCAGCAGGAGATACTAAACTTACCATTTGTAATGATGCACTCTTGATGCTAGGTGCAGCAGAAATGACCTCGTTTACCGAAGGTACGGATTCTGCAAAAATATGTGACCGTTTATATGATGACTTAAAAAAGTATATTTTATCTATTTATCCTTGGTCTTTTGCTAAAGTAAAAGTGCAACTAGCAAGAACTAGCGATACACCAACAACAGAATGGCAGTATGCGTATGCGTTACCTGCGGATATTATTGGTACGCCTAAAGCCCTGTTTCAAACTTCAACAGCAGGTGCGTTACCACAAACTGAATTTGAATTATATTATATTGATCAGCAAAGATTATTAACAAATTATGATACTGTTTTTATTGACTATGTAGCAGATGTTGACGAATCAAGATTTCCAGAGTTTTTTGTTTACATGCTACGCCACGCATTAGCAGCAGACTTTGCAGAACCATTAACTGATCAAATTACCAAAGCAGATTATTTTAGAGCATTAGCATTTGGTACTCCTGCTGAAAATGGGAGAGGTGGTTTATTTAGACAATGTACACAAGCTGATGCACAAGGACAAAGAGCACAACAATTAGGCAATAACAGTTTTGATTTAATTGAGGTACGATAATGTCTAGGGTAATTGATATCCAAAACAGTTTTACTTCAGGTGAACTAGACCCCAAACTTATAGCTAGAGATGATGTCAAGGCTTACGATGCAGGCTTAACAACTGCACTTAATGTTGTTGTTTTGCCGCAAGGTGGTATTAAACGCAGACCTGGAACTAAATTTATAACAGAATTAGGCGGTAGTCCTGAAAATGGCATACGATTAGTGCCATTTGAATTTAATACATCTGATGCTTATTTATTAGCATTTACTCATAATCGTATGGCAGTTATTAAAAATGGTGTGTTACAAACAAATATTGCAGGCAGTGGCAATAATTATCTTACAACTACTATTACCTCTGCAATGTTAACTAAAATGTGCTGGGTACAAAGTGCAGACACTTTAATTGTAACTCAAGAAGATATGGTGCCTAAAAAGATTACTCGTACTTCTGACACAGCATGGACTATAGCTGATGTTACTTTTACTTTTAATCCGCAGCACGCATTTACTTTAACCATAGAGAATACATCAAGTGCAGGCACGCTAACACCTAGTGGCACAGAAGGTAAAATTACTTTGACGACACAGCATAACTATTGGAACGCATCAGATGATATTGGTAGTTTTGTAAATGTAATTGGCTCTAATCAATTTGGTAGAGCAAAAATTGTTGCGGTTGATTCTGCAACAGTTGCACAAGCATTGGTCGAAATACCATTCTTTAATACAGATGCACTGGCTAATGCAGATTGGGAGCATGAAACTGGTTATGAAGATACTTTTAGTAGCAGCAAAGGTTTTCCAAGAACGGCTACTTTTCATCAAGGTAGATTGTTTTTTGGTGGTAGTAAATCAAGACCATCAACTATTTTTGCATCTAGGATAAATGCGTTTTTTGACTTTAATCCTGGTGAAGGTTTAGATGACGATGCGTTTGTAGCAACACTAGACACTAATCAGCTTAATACTATAACCGACATATTAAGTGCTAACTACTTACAAATTTTTACCACAGGTGGTGAGTTTTTTGCACCACAAGACTTTAGCGACCCATTAACACCAAGTAACTTTATTGCTAAGTTACAATCAAGTCATGGCAGCAAAGAGAACATACGAGTACAAAACATATCAGGTAGTACCATTTACATTCAACGCCAAGGCAAAGCATTAAATGAGTATATCTATGACCGTGGTGGAGATGGTTATTTAACATCACAAATATCATTACTATCTAGTCATTTATTAAGCACACCGATTGATATGTCTATTCGTAAAGCTACTTCTACAGATGAAGGCGATAGATTATTAGTTGTAAATAACGATGGTACTTGTGCAGTATACACTTTGCTAAGAGATCAAAATATTGTGGCAGGAACGCAGTTTACCACGGATGGTTTATTTTTAAATGTAGCAACTGTTGTTAGTGATCAATATGTAGCTGTAAAACGCACTATTAACAGTGCTAACAAATATTATATCGAACTGTTTGATGAAGCATTTACTTTAGATAGTGGGGTGTCAGGCGGTGCAGCATCTAGTCATAGTTCAGGACACTTAAATCAAAAGACTGTAAAAGTAATTGGTGATGGCGTAATGCAAGCTGATGTAACAGCAGGAGCCAGTACAATTACTTTTGCAAGCTCAACTTCTAGTTCATATCAAGCAGGCTTAGATTATACAGTGACCATTAAAACTTTACCAATTGAGCCTAGTATAACAGGATATGCAAGTCTAAAAGGTTTTAAAAAGCGTGTGCTAGAAGTCAACGCATTTTTAAATGAAACACAAAACTTAACAATTAATGGAAATACCATACCCATTAGAGCATTTGGTACAGATAACTTAGATGTTGCTGTACCAGAGTTTACAGGTACTAAAACATTACACGGTATCTTAGGGTTTAGTTTGACAGGACAGATAACCATTGGACAATCTGCACCTTTAAAATTACACTTACTAGGTATGGATTATAAGGTTAGCACAGGAGGATAAATGTCAAAAGCAGCGATTGCATTAGCAGCAAGTTCAGGATTTCAAGCATTTACAGCAATACGACAAGGGCAAGCACAAGCTGCTCAATATCGTGCTGAAGCACAAGCTGCTGAAATAAAACGCCAATTTGACCAAAAACAACAAGAAATACAAAGACAAAAAGATATAATTGATATTAAAGAAGAACAAAATCAGATACTTAAAGATACTTCTAGGTCTTTGGCATTTAATATTGCATCTGGTGCTGCTAGCGGACTTATGAAAGATAATGTTTTAAACACAGTTGTTTTACAACAAGGTTTAGATGAATACTTAGCAGGCAATAGAAACCTTAATTTATTACAAGAAAATTATAAAATTGTTGGTAATATGTTAGATCGTGAAGCACGAAATGAAATAGCTAGTAAAGAACAAGCTGCTGTTAATGTTAAAAATTTAGCAACATTACAAGCAGGCAGTTACTTATCACAAGGTTATCTTAATTATCAAAAGTACAAAACAGATACGGTAGCATAAATGGCAAAAATGATTGGACAATATCAAGGAACAAAAGCAACAGGCATAGCATTACCAAAGCTAACCATGGGAGCTATGGACCGTAGTGCAGCTTCAACAGCAGTTGCTGGCTATCAAGGTACGATAGATTCAATTTCTCAAATGCAAAAGTTTTTAGAGGAAAAAGCAGCAAAACAAGCTGTGCAAGCAGGTTTTGAATACTCTTTGATGAATCAACCATCTGCCGAAGAAATAAACGGCATGATAGAAAAAAGAGAACAAAAACTACCTTTTAATCCTAGCAGTGCAAATATTGCAGAACTAACTGCTAATGAATATATAGGTGCAGAAATAAGAGGGCAAGCAGAAAATAAAACCAAACAAAGATTACATAAACTTTTTAATGAAGATTTTTATAATGCCAACGATGGTAAAGGTATGACTTTAGCTGAAGCAGATGAAGCAGCTAAAAATATTATTGATAATTACGCTGGCATGTTTGTTAATAATAAATCATCTTACGATACTTTTATGAATAACATGAAAGTATATGGTAACGCACAAGCTAACAGAAATTTAAACACCAGGTTACAATTAGATAGAGAACAAAGAACCAATGTTTTTACTGAAGATTTAAACATGGCAAATGAAGCTGCTGACAAAGTTTATGATGTAGCAGGCATGCAAGGTGTTGTTAATATGTATGATAATTTATCTGACCGTTCTGACAAAACAATGGGTGCGGACAGTGAAAAAATTATTCAACAAATAAAAAATGCAAAAGATAAAGCATTGCAAAAATTAACATCTGATCAATTTAAAAAATATTTTACTGATGTTCCTGATCTAAACAATCCTAATCAAAATAAAATACAAACATTAGTCAATGATATTAATACTGCGTATAAAAATGAACCTGAAAAAGGATTAGCCATATTAACAAAAGGAATGATTGAAGCTAGTGAAGGCGAAGCTGGTTTTTTAAAATTACAAGTATTAGAAAATATGACATACGGTAATAAAAAAATTACAGACTATGAAGAATGGAATGATTTAGAGAGAAAAGCAATAAGTGAAATAAATACGCTTAATACAAAATATTTAGAAAATACAGCAAAAATGGATCTTGTTACAATAGGATTTGTTAAAGAAGAAGTTTTAAAAGATTTAGATGCCAATCCTCAATTACAAACAAGATCAGGTATTGAGCAATATATAAATAATTTTTTACAAAAAAATGAGCTAACTCTTTCTGATGGTAAAATGGAAATAGCAATAGATGGCATTGAAGAAAGTATAACAACAGAAATACCAGATAAAACTATTGAATCCATAAGTGATGTTAAAAGAAAGTTAAGAGAAGAAAGTATTAGCACACAACAAAGTATTACTGAAGTAGGACAGAAATATTTAGAGGAAAATATACTAAGCAGCAAAGATGAAAAAGAATTAACCAACTTTATTGTTGCTTACACTGATGTTTCTAAAGATGCAGATTATAAGCCTTTTAAAGATAGGTTAAAGTCAAGATTAAAAATTACCAGTATATTTGGTGTTGAAACTGAAGAACAATTATCAGCTTATCAAGGCAGTGAAAACTTTTATATTTCTCATGTATTGACACAAAATTTAGGCTACATTAAAAATTTTATGTCAAGACAAAATATATCTTTGCGTGATGATGAATTTGCAAGTTTAGTAATAACTAATTTTACCCCTATCTTAGAAAAAGCCTTAGAGAAAAGAATACAAGCTACAGGTAATCAAGATTTAACTTTGTCTGATATTCGTTTTGAATCATTAGATAATGAAACTAAAGATAAAATAACAACAGCAATGTCATTTCATGGACAGTTTTTACATTTAAGTGGATATGTTGCTGATGACTTTTTTAAGATGTATTTTTCAGCAGATTCAACACAAGAAAGAGCAGACAGAGTAATCCAAGGCAGACAATTTTTTGATATATTAGATTCTCAAACTGAGGAGTTATTTAGAACAAGACTTAGAGTTGAAAAGGGTCAATCAATAGAGGTGCTAGACGAATGACACAAGTTACTAACAAAGGAAATAATTTATATTATATTGAAGGTTTTGGCAATTATCAGGCTAATAAAGAATTAACTGTACCTGAAATTAACTCATTGGTACAAAAATTTAAAAATTCAAATTTAATGCAAGAACAATATGATTCTGAATTAACAACACAAAATCTTTTAAAAGATACAGGATTACACGAATCTTTTAAAAGACATTATCAATTAACTAAGAACAAAGAATTTGAAGGAAGCACTGAAGAATTAGTTGATGAATACAAACAATATATGCGTGACTACAATTACAATCTATCTCAGCTTGGTTATCTTGCTGTAGCAACAACAACCTACAATGAAAATGATAAGCAAGCCTTAGCTCATATGTGGAATGTTTGGGAAAAATATGAGAAAGATGATGGGATGGGTGGTTATGTAGATATTGGTCAAGCTATTTTAAAAGATTACACAACATATCTTAGTGGTCTTAGCTTTGGTGCAGGATTTGTAGCAAGCAATGCTGGAAAATCAGCAGCTAAAGCAGCAGTTAAAGAAAAAATTAAAGCCTATACCACATCAGGCTTGATACAAGGTGCTATTAATGGTGCAGCTTATTCAGGATTAGATGATGTTGCTAGACAAAATGTAGAAATGCAACTTGGTAATCTTGATGAATTTGATAGAGAAAGATTTTTATTATCATTAGGCATTGGTGCTGGTGTTGGTTCTACTATTGGCGGTGTAACTGGTGGTGCTATAGGAATAAAAAATAGCTTAACAAGTAAAAAAGCTATAGAAAAAATAAAAAAAACAGGAGCATCTAAGGAAGGAAAAGAACAGATAGAAAAAGAACTATCTGAACAATCAAGAAAAAGGATGCAAAATTTAGTTGAAGAACAGCTAAAAATTACTGCAAGACGAAAATCTGAAGGTTTATCAGGAGCAGAATTAAAAAAAGCAAGACAAGATGCTTACAAAACATTTAAAGAAAATTTTAGTGAAGAATCTAAAAAATATCTAGGTGAAGATGGTATTATTGCGTTAGGTATCAAACCAAAAGATTTAACTAAAAGTTTAGATGATCTCAACAAATATGTTGATTCACTAGGTATTGATGATATTACAGATTATGACAGCATTTTAAAAAGTTTTAAAACACAAAAAGGTTTAGCAGCTAAAGGCAAATATTCTGAAGCTCACGATATATTTGTTAATACTTTAGCAAAACAAGCTACTAGAGATGTGTATAATGCTAAAAAATTTCCTAACAATAATATTCCATTAAAAGTTTTAGAAGATAGGGAAACAGCTTTTTTGCTATTAGATAAAGAATTATCCTCTAAAGCAGGTAGATCGTTACAATTAAGAAGTCAGTTTCATCAAGGTAAATATGATGATGCGTTTGAAGATATGAACGCCCAAGGTGAGTGGATGGATAAATTAAATGACTTTGATAATTTAGAACAGAAAAAACAATATTTAATTAAAACAGAAAGTTTATTAAAAAAAGTTGCTAAAGGAACAAAGATTACTGTTGATGGTGCTAAAGAATTATTTATTCATAATATTTTAGGCGGCACATTAACCATTTCTGCTAATGTATTTGGATCATTAGCTCATGTCGTAGACCGTACTGCTATGAGATATATTGGTGGTGTATTAAACGGTAGTAAAATTGACCGCATGAAAGCAGTTAATGAATTTACAGATTTATTTCATAATTTAAAAGTAGCAACTCAAGAATCATTAAGAGCTATTAATGAATCTAAAAATGTAATTGATAACCGTTGGATAAGAGATGATTACGCTGCTGATGAAGTAGTGATTGGTACAAAAGAATCACCTATATATCAAAAAGGCAAAATGCCATTTGCTAACTGGTATCAAGATGGTACACAAAAATATGGTCCAGCAGGTGGATTAATTAATGTTGTAGGTAATGGTATTAGATTTATTGGTCGTAGAGGTATTATTGGCACTGATGAATTTGTCAAACAATTATCGTTTAGAAGTTATGCTCGTTCATTGGCAACTGATAAAATTATTAAAGACAAAAAAATTGATGCTAGTAAATTAAATGGTAAACAATTAAAAGAACTAAATATTGAGATAGAAAAAGAATTACAAGATGCAATTGATGCACAACTATATCAAGCTGCAACAGGTAATGACAGTGGTAACGACATTGCTAGGAAAGCTATAGAAGAAGCACGCAGAGGTGTATTTCAAGATGATCCATATCAATACAAAGGTAAGTCAATCGTTGGTGGTGACATAGCAATGTGGAGTAGCCGTGGACTACAAGATTTAAAAAGAACACAGTTTGAAAACAAAGCAGGTAAAATTATACATGATTCAAATTTACTTGATTTTGTTGTGCCTTTTGTAAGAACACCTGCTAACTTAATTTCTTATGTAGTTGAACGCACACCTGGATTACAACTTACCAGTGAAAAGTTTGGAGCTAAAATAGCAGCAGGTGGTGCAGAAGCAAGACAAGCACACGCTGCTTTAAACACAGGTATTTTTATGTGGTCAACTGCAATGATGTGGGGTATGTCAAATCTTATTGAAGGTAAAGGACCTGCATCAAGAGGAGAAGCCTTAGTATTAGAAAGAACTGTTGGTGTTCCAAGACATAGTATTTTGGTAGGTGACAAAAGAATTAATTTACGCAGACTTGATCCTTATGCAAGATACATTGGTATTGTTGGTAACATGATGGATGTTTATAAGTATGGTGATAAAAAATCAACTACTGAATTATTTGCTGCTATGGCATTATCAACAGCAGGTGCATTTTTAGATATGCCTACTTTAACAGGATTAAAAAATCTTGGTGATGCGTTAGAAAGTGAAAGAAAAATAGGAACCTATATAGGCAGACAAGCAGGTTCATTAATACCTTTTTATCGCTTGTATAACGAAATTTTAGGTGATGACAAACAATATCAACAAATGAATGAGTTTACAGACCATATTAAAAGAAATGCTTTTGGTATGTTTGAAGATAGCATTGACCTTGCTAGAGATCCTATTTTTGGTGAACCTAGAAACTATGCAGCAGACTTTCCAATGCCTGCATTTAATTATGTTGATGCAGAAAACTTAGGTGATCCTCTGCTAAAAGAATTAAAAAGATTAAGGTTTAATATGGATGTGCCAAAACACATGGATGGTAATGTTAATTTAAAACAATTCCGTGGATTAGATTTTGGCGGCACTAACAAAAGAAGTATGTACGATGAGTATCAAGAATTAGTTGGTAAAATTAAAGTTAATGGTATGACTTTGCAAGAAAGGCTAAAAAAAGATGTAGATTCAAGATATTATTTTAATCTTATTGATCCTAAAAAAGGATATGTAGCAGATAATAAAGGTAAGGTTGGTTACATCAAAGGCGTAATACAAAAATACCGTCAAGCTGCCAAAACAGAGCTTTATCAAAAATACCCTAAATTATTTACTAACGAAGTTTTACCAAATAAAATGAGAAATAAAGTTAAATTTGGCACAGATATGGACAAGATAAATGAGATGATTGAGAATTTTAAAAAGCGATAAATATGATATATAATGCGAATGAGGAATAAATTATGGCAGATTATAGTATAGCAGCAGTAACTAGAAGGGCAGTCTACACAGGTAGTGCTGGTACTGGACCTTACGCTTTTACCTTTGCTTTATTAGCAACCAGTGATTTAGCTGTTTACAAGAACGCAACTAAGCTAACTGAAACCAGTGATTATACCGTTACATTGTCAGCATCAACTGGACAAGGTAGTGTAACTTTAGGTAGTGCTGCATCAAGTAGCGATACTATCACATTAGTAGGTGCCAGGGCTTTAGCTAGAACTACAGACTTTGTTACATCAGGTTCATTAACGGCAGCAGCATTAAATACTGACCTTGATTCGTTGGTAATATTTGCACAGCAGTTATCAGAGGAGAACAGCAGAACCATTAAAATTCCTGTAACTGAAGGTATATCAGGTAGCACAGATATGACGATACCTGCAAAAGCAGATCGTTTAGGAAAAATATTACAATTTAATTCAAGCACAGGAAATCCAGAGGTAACTACTTTTACTTTATCAGGTATAACAGCTACTGATACAGAACTTAATATATTAGATGGTGCAACCTTATCAACCGCAGAACTTAATATATTAGATGGCGTAACTTCAACCACTGCTGAACTTAATATTTTAGATGGTGTGACATCGAACGCTACAGAATTAAATTTACTAGATGGTATTACAGGGATCGCTGATGAAGATGATATGTCGTCTAACTCAGCAACTAAATTAGCTACACAACAATCTATCAAGGCTTATGTTGATTCACAAATAGCAACAGAAGATACGCTTGCTGAACTTAATGATACGAATATAAGCTCATTAGCATCTGGTCATATACTAATTTATGATGGCTCTGATTCTTTTGACAACAAAGCTGTATCAGGCGATATTACCATATCGAATTTAGGGGTGGTTACGATTGCAAATAATGCTGTAGAAACAGCAATGATAAATGCTGATGCAGTTACAGGAGCAAAGATTGCAGACGATGCAATAAACTCTGAGCATTATACTGATGGTAGTATTGACACAGCACATATAGCTGATTTACAAGTAACCACAGCTAAGATAGCAGCAGATGCTATAACTGGTGCTAAGATTGCTGATGATGCTATTGATTCTGAACACTATACAGACGGCAGTATTGATACAGCACACATTGCAGATTTACAAGTTACGACTGCAAAAATTGCTGCTGATGCCATTACCTCTGCCAAAATAGCAGACGATGCCATTTCAGAAGAACACTTAGATCCAACAGTCATTAGTGGTTTAGCTGATACAACCATTGCATCAGGCGATCACTTAATGTTTTTTGATGCAACTGACAGTCAACTCAAGAAAGTAGATGCAGGAGAGTTAGGAGTAGGTTCAGCATTAACAGAATTGGTAGGTGATACCTCGCCACAACTTGGTGGCACACTTGATGCCAATGGTAATGCTATTGATATGAATGGTTTAGCTGATGGCATCATATTAGATGCAGATGCAGATACCACAATATCTGCACCAACTGACGATCAAATTGATATTGAGATTGGCGGAGCTGATGACTTTAGATTTACAGCAAATACTTTTACAGCTCTTTCAGGTTCAGATATTAATATTGCATCAGGAGCAACGATTACTAACAATGGTACAGCGACAGGTTTTGGCACACCTTTAAGACCAAATGCTCAACCGTTAATAATTAATGGTGATATGAAAATAGCACAATACTCAACAAGCGTTACTGGAAAAACTACTGATGGATATTATACTGTTAGTAGAATGAAACAAAAACTTAATGATGCTGGTACATATACCATAAGTCAAAGCACAGATGTTCCGTCTGGATATGGATTTACCAAAAGTTTAAAGTATGATGTTACAACTGCAAAAGATTCACCTTCTTCTGGTACATTAGGCTCTTTAGACTATCATGTAGAAGCACAAGATTTAAAATTATTAAATTATGGTACTTCCAATGCTCAAAAATTGACTTTTTCTTTTTGGGTGAAAAGTCCTAAAACAGGCACTCATATATTATCTATTACTGCACCAGACGGCAACAGACATATATCAAAAGCATATACGGTAAGTTCTGCTAATACTTGGGAAAATCATATCTGTAATTTTGATGGTGATACAAGTGGCACAATTAATGACGACAATGGCTCTGGTTTTCAATTACAATGGCTTTTAGTTGCTGGTAGTAGTTATCAAAGTGGCACTTTGCAAACATCATGGGGTAGTTACACTCAAGCTAACACTTATGTCGGACAAGTTAATGTTGCAGATAGTGCAAGTAATGATTTTTTTATTACAGGCATACAGATGGAAGTGGGAGAATTTACATCAAGTACAATTCCAGATTTTGAATTTGAAACTTATGGGGAAAGTTTAACAAGATGTCAAAGATATTTTATAGGCGATAGCGAATTAGTACCAGCAACACAAGCAACAGCAGCAACTGTTATACAAGGATTGCCACAATTTAGAACTGAAATGAGAGCAGCTCCTACTGTCACGCATGTTGCAACAGGTGGGTTTGGTTTAGTTGGTGGAAGTTATACTACAAGCAGTCTTGCTGGTTCAACTATGGGTGTTAATGGTGGAAGATTTATTAGTAATATAGACACTAGTATAACTACTAATCAATTTTGTCAACAAGGTTTACCTTGCACCTTATCAGCAGAATTATAGGAGTAATATATGGATGATTTAAGAACAGTAAACTCAGCTCAAAAAGTAAATGACGAACAAGGAGATTATGTTTGCATAAAAGCAGTTATTGATAGTGTTGAAATGTTTGTGCCACTTGACGATAATAACAAAGAAAGAGCATTAATTAAAACATGGGAAGATGCTGGCAACACCATAGCAGAAGCAGACTAATGAGAATCCTACTTGCCATTATCGTGCTAACCTTAGCGTTGGCTTATACATCTACGGTAAGTGCAGCAGATACTACGATCCGTTATAAAGACCAACCACCGCCTTCGGCAATCTCACCATCACTATCGGTAGGTAGTGGTAATGATGTTTGTGTCGTGGTAAGAAGTGGTGCTGTGGGTACTGGTATCTTCTCTGGTAGTTTTGGTACTCATGTTAGAGATATGAACTGTGAACGCTTAAAATTGTCAAGAGGATTAGCACAGCTTGGATTGAAGGTATCGGCAACTGCGGTACTTTGTCAAGACATTCGTGTCTTTAGGGCAATGCTTGCCGCAGGCAGTCCATGTCCGATAGACGGTTTGGTCGGTAAGGAAGCCAAAGCTAAATACATAGAACTAGGTATTATCAATGACAAAAATCATATTATGGTCAGTCCTAATGTTGTTCATGGTGGTATTAACAAGCCACGCAGAAACGACTACGGACAACCTACTGAGTAACGAAAGCTTTACTACTGATACTTCTGACTGGGAGTTGTCTGATAATAATCAAAACAAAGTCAAGCGTGATCCAAACACCTATTCTGATTCTGCATCTAAAAGTGTAAGGTTTAGATATCAAGGTGGTTATATTAGTCAAGATGTAGATATTTCAAATGTTCCAGGCAATCACATCGTCAAACAAATACACATGAACTTTCAAAGCATTGGTTGTGGTAACACAGGCAATCAATGGTGTAATGCTGGTGCAGACGATACAGTAACCAACACCGTGACTTTAACCTCAACCGATACCGCAGAAGTTATTAGTAATACAACTGCTGTACCTTATGAAGATGGATGGAGTAATTATTCTTTTACAGAAGAAGTTACAGGTGATTTTAATACTGATAATTTAAGCGTTAATCTTAATGTCGCAGGGGATGATACAGGCAACAGTAGTAACTGGTACGGTCCTATTATAGATAACATTAGTCTTACCTTTACTATTGAGGAATACATTGCACCTGTTGTGGTAGAGCCTATTGTGGTACAACCTATCGTAGAAACTGTTGTAGAACCTATTATAGAAACCACTGTAATTGAAGGGTTAGATTTAGACACTGAAATTGTAACCGATGTAATAATTGATGCACCAATACAAATAGATGTGACAAATGTACAACTACCTGATTTGCCACCTGTTGAAATTGAGATACCTGCAACGATTGATATGCCACAAGAGATTGAAGTAGTAGAAGAAATACAAGAAATTAATGTTGAACCTATAGAAGATTTGGTTGAGGAAGTGGTTGAGCAACCTGAAGAATTAAAAGAAAACAGTATGGAAGAAGATCTAGCGGAAGCTAAGGAGGAAGTAAATGATATTGAAGAAAAAGAAACTGATGGCAAAGAGGAAGAAAACAGCGACACCAAAGAAACCACCACAGAAAAGGATCAAGAAAAACCAAAACCCAAAGCCGTTGCCAAAGTCAACAAGCCTGTGGTCAAAGCTAACAAACCTAGTGAAAATGCTGATACCTTGGGGGAAGTAATCTTACCTTTAACCTATTTGCAAGTCATGCAAGATACCATTAAAATAACGGAAACAGTGTCACTGACACAGGAGATGATATATGAGCAAGACATTAGTGCTATCACCAGCGGTTCTACTTACGATAGTCTTATCAGTAGTTCCAGCAGCAGGTGGGTTCGTATGGTGGATGTCAGACCTAAGCACTCGTTTAGTGGCTATGGAAGGTAGTATAGCCAGTAGTGACACAGGTACATTAAATGACAGACTTACTCAAGCAGAAGAACGAATACAATTCAATATTGAAAACATTGATGATGTTTGGGAAAGCTTTGAGAAAATGGATACAGAAATGGGAGACATGGAAGATAAACTCTCTGCTTGGATGGAAAGAGAACTATCCAAAGTTTACGACATTATTAACGACAACCCCCTAGGCAAATGATTAAGATGGACACAAAAGTTATAACACAAGTTCTACCAATGTTGGTTTTGGTTGGCGTAGCCTGGGGTGCTAGTATGAACCGTTTGTATGCCGTAGAAGAAACACAAGAGAAGATGTCAGAAAAGATAGAAGATATTACCCGACTTAAAGTAGAGCTAGAATATATAAAAGTTCAAGTGCAAAAGAACAGCGAAAAATTAGATACTATTTTGGAGAAAGTAAAATGATTGGACTTATTGTTAATGGATTATCAAAAGCTGTGGGTGGTTATTTTGAACATAGTGCAAAGAAAGCTAAAGCTAAATCAGATCTTAAAATTGCTGAGATTGACGCAAAAACTGCTGTACAGAAAAAGGTAGCGGAAGGTAAGGTTGAGTGGGAAACCGCTATGGCAAAGGCTTCTGACGATTCATGGAAAGATGAAGCCTGGACAATTTGTTTTATTTTAATAATTGTGGCTAGCTTCATTGAGCCATTGCAACCTGCCATTGCTAGAGGTATTGAATTTTTAGCTACATTCCCTGAATGGCTACAATGGTCAATTATGGCTAGTATTGGAGCCAGCTTTGGCTTAAAAAGTATTGGGAAATTTACCAAGTAATGTACAAACTATCTAAAAAATCATTGAAGAAACTTGAAGGGGTGCATCCACACATGCAAGAGTTGGTAAAAGCTGCGATTGGTTTATCTACCGTAGACTTTGGTATCAGTGAAGGTATACGAACCAAAGAAAGACAGCAGTTGTTGTTTGATGAAGGTAAATCATTAACACTGAACTCAAAACATCTCAAAGGATTAGCCGTAGATGTGTATGCCTGGGTAGATGGTGGGGTCAGTTGGGATTTCAAACATTATGAAGAAATCAATCTTGCGTTTGCAAGAGCAGCTACCTTAACTAACATATGTTATGTATGGGGTGGTACTTGGACCAAACTCAAAGATGGTCCGCATTTTGAACTAACGGAGGGTTAGCATGTTATATCAAATAATTAGAGAAAAAGTTAAATGGGCAATAAAGAAACACAATCAACATTGCCGTATTATTAACCTTGTATTATTAGCATTAATAATTATTATATTAATATGAGAGATTACAAAAGAGAATATGCTTTATATCACAGTAAACCTAAACAGGTTAAAAGGCGTACTGCTCGTAACAAAGCTAACCGTATAATGGGCAGTGTTCCAGGCAAAGATGTGGCTCACAAAGATAACAATCCAATGAACAACAGTCCAAGTAACTTAACACATCAAAGTAAAACTAAGAACCGTGCTGAACCTCGTAAGCGTAAAGGTGATCCAAGTAAACGAGCTTATGCTAGAATGATGGCAAGGAAAATGAAATGAGAAAAGAGCATAAGAATCCAAAGGGTGGTTTAACAGCAGCAGGTCGTAGACATTTTAAACGAACTGAAGGTTCAAACTTAAAAGCTCCAGTTAAGAAAGGTACGAATCCAAGACGAGTATCTTTTGCAGCACGCTTTGCTGGTATGAAAGGTCCGATGAAAAACCCTGATGGTTCACCCACACGCAAAGCTCTGGCACTCAAAGCCTGGGGGTTTGGTAGTGTAGAAGCTGCTCGTAATTTTGCTAACCGACACAAGAAAAGCTAATGAAAGAACTAACCAAAAGACAAAAAGACACATTAAAGAAACATAAAAAACATCATTCAACCAAACATATGAATTTAATGGTAGCAGAAATGATGAGTGGTAAAACATTTAAGGAAGCACACAAAATTGCCCAGAAAAAGGTAGGTAAATAAAAAAAAATAGCTTATAACAGGCTCATATGCAGGCGTTAAGGTAGGTGGGAATGGTATGACAAAGGAGAATTGTTAAATGCCACGAGATAGCAAGTCAAAGCGACTGGTAACGATTACCGATGATTACCTGCAAAATTGGAACCCAGATACTCTAGGTAAGAAATCTATCTACATTCGTGATACTAAAGTTAACTGTTTGCTCTGTTGTTTCTCTAAAAAAGGCACACATTCTTGGGCATATGACTACGCAAAAGAAAGAGTACATAAATCAAAAGTGTTTGGGTACTACCCTAGCATGACCATTAAGCAGGCAAGGAAGAAAGCATTGGAAATACAAATAGAAGTAGTTGACAAAGACAGGCAGTATGATGATGTTTTTGAAATACATCGTCATCCATCGTATATATATTTTTTAGAAAACAAATCAGGACACATTAAGATCGGTAGATCTACTGATTGGATGGCACGCATCAAAGAACTTACCGTGTCAACCCAAGGCGTAAGGTTGATTGGCATTAGATTAGAATCTAATGTGTTCAATGAAAATGCGTGTCACCAACTGTATCGTAAATATAGACAACAATCCAATGAGTGGTTTATAGATAAAGATAATAGAATAAAAAAACTCATCACTGCTGCCATCGTCTACAATAAAAGCGAAAAGATGTTAGCACAAATCATGAAAGAACAACACAAATTTATTTATTCATTTAATACTCCAAAATATTTTTAATCGTAACGGTTTTAGCTCGTATGGTTCTAGCTTCCTTTGCTGGTACAAACTTCTCAGGTTGTGCCTTGTAGTTACGCACCTTGCGTTCTAGCTGTATCAAGCCTTGCTTGGTGTTGACTTGTCCAATTTCATTTTCAGCTAATGCTTCAATTAGTTTCATTTGTATTCTATCTATTTCTTCCTCAGTAGTTTTAACCTGTTCTTTTAATCTGTTTAAATTATCTATATCACCAACTAATTCACCATCTAACTGTACAGGCTCACTGTAATTCACACGGTTGTATTTCGCTGCCATCGTTTCAATGTCAACAGGATCATACAGTGTACCGTTATCTAAATGCTCATAAAGGGTATGTGCTTTAGCCACAATCTCTTGTTGAATGTAATCGCTAGCAGGCATCACATAACAACGGTGATCGTTACCGTTAAAGAGAATAGACACACATAAGTAATCTGCATCCGCAATCCACGCTTGACATTCTGCTTGTAGATAGCCACGACCATACGGTGGTAGTCTTAATTCATCTACTGAGCTGTAAGGTCTGCCTTGCATATTTTTGTATTCTATTACCATCTTACCTACCACATTTTTCATTAAATCATCTTGTGGCGTGTAAATCTTACCTTCAACTGGAGTAATAAAAGTTGCTTTTTGTATGTGAGCAATCGCATCTAAACTAGCATAGATATCATACGGTTTATTGTTTGAATCAATTCCTAGTTCTTTACTCATGACCTCAGTCACAGGATAACTAATGCTTATCTCTAATAATTCTTTGGTTAGCTCATTGATGGTACCTTCTAATATGTTACCCATGTTCATTCGTTCTTCCATCTTATCGCTATATTCTGGTCGTTGATAAGTTCCTGCTCGTACATCCCTTATCTGTTGTAGTACAGTGTGTGGCGTAGCAAATAAATAAGGTACTTGACTGGCACTCAGCATATCGTCAGGTGATAGCTTACCAAATCCTTTGTCTAATTTACTCATATCCTCTCCTTAAAAAATGTTGTTATTGTTTTCTTCTTCTTTCGGCAACCATAAATACTGCTTGCCTTTACTTGATCCTGCAAACAATACCTTGTTGTCGGCAATCAATTTCTCTAACACCTTACCAAAGTTTTTGTTCTTGGTCGTGCTTACCCCTTCAAACATATCCAATGCCTGTTCCCTCAAGTCGCTACGAGTAATCGTCAAATAACCATTGGGAACATCTGGGTGCGTGCTGGTTTGACCATTGACCAGCAAATCTTTAATCAGTTGTAGCAGTTCTTGTGATTTGGTTTGACGATTAGGTTGTTCATCTAATGTAGCTACCAATGATTGACCACCTAAGAACTCAATTTTTTTCATATCAAAAGTCATTTGTTCAAAGGGTTCACAATCTTTTTGCTTATCTGAAGTCAGGGTACAATACAAATCATCTTTGGCTATCTGAATAGAACTGTCCATTGCAGCGTAGATCGCAGAAGATCCACGATATTGACTACCAGATTTACCACTGTGATGCACGATCAAGCATGTTGCACCTGTGGCTTCACGGTATTTATCTAAGTTATTAATAATCTTAGACATGTCGGTTGCACTGTTTTCTTCGCTGCCGCCACTACATCTGGCTAGTGTATCAATCACTAAGAGCTTTGGTTGTAGTCGGTACATGCTGGTATCTGCCAGTAAATCATCTATGGTTCTTTCTTCATTAATGTCTAATCCCATTGGTATCAAATAAAAGTTATCAATCTTTTTGTCATAGTGTTCTACCCATGCAGTGGTTCTGTTTTTAAAACCACTAGAACCTTCTGCTGCCACATACAACACCGTGCCTGGATTGACACTGTGTCCAAAAAAGTCTTTACCTGTAGCAACACACAAAGCAAAGTCCAGTGCAATGAAGGACTTATAACTACCACTGTGTCCCCAGATCATCGCCAGACTGTTCTCTTGAATAAAACCATCAATCAAAAACTTTGGTGGTGTCATGGTTAGAATGTCTTGATAAGTCAAGAACCTGTAATTTGGTTCTCGTTGCATCTCCTCAAAATTTTCTGGACAATTTTTGACAATCTGTTTTAAGCTGTCAACAGTGTTACCTGCAGCAAACCAATCACTAAGATCATTGCAGTCCTCACCTTGTCCTTCTAACCAACAATGCTTGACCACACTGGCAATGGGTTTGAGTTTCTCATAGGTATCACGCACTCGTTTCATACCAGCAGTATCATAATCACCAATAATAAATACACGCTTACCTTTGAAGTAATGTAACGCTTCATCAGGTATATCAGATGCACCACCAAAAGTCGTACCAATCATGTTGCGTACTCGTAAGGCATCGGCATCTTTCTCACCCTCACATAGAAAGATATACTTGTTACCTGCGTTGACTACCTCACTCAGTGCATACGGAATACGCTTGATACCTTTAATGCTGTACCCTTGATCTGACTTCCATCTAAAATCTTTTGGTTCATATTTAAGTTTGGAATAGACAATCTCGCCATCTTCATTGGTGTAGTCGTATCTGGCAATGAGCATGGGTTGAGCAGTTGGGGTATTCTGTGGGGAATTCTGCTCTAACCCATACCGACTCTTTAATATCTCTAACGGATTTTCGTCAGGATAATATTCTTTCAATAGGCTAATACAACCACCACCTGAGCCTGTTTCAAAGTCATACCATGTACCTGAATTTAGATCTACAGTTTTAGATCCCTTCGCACCAAACCTAACCATGTGGTTGACTTGGCTTGAAATCTCTCCAAATACATCTTCTGCCACTGGCAAGATGAAGTCCTTCCAATTAATATCATTCCCACTAGAACTCATCGTCATCTGTACCTAACGCAGCATCTAGTTTTGCCATTTCAGCATCTTCTTCTGCTTTGGTGTAAGGTATTGCTTTCTTTTTGCCATCTCTTTTGCCTAACCTGTCATCCATGTGTGGTGGTACATCAATATCATCAAACTGATTCTCGTTTGGTTTGCCAGGCATAGCTAGGTTAGAGGTTTCTGTGATATTAATTTCAGTCAATCCTTCTGGTCTATCAACATATTTGACAATCTCAAAGTTTGGTACATACCATTCGCCTGCTTTACCATTCTCTTTGATCGCAACCACTGGTACTTTAACCGCATCTGGTCTACCTTCTAAATAAGTATTAAAGAATTTTTGTACCGCTTGACTAACCATTGCACTGTTAGAACCAAACTCACATAGTCCGATGTCTTTGGCATACATACGAATACAAAATGTTTTCTTAAATTCCTCACCAGGTTTAGCAGGAAACGGTTTGTCGTATTTTACCATGTTTGCTTGTGGTGCTTGCCCTTTCAAGATCAAATTCCAACCTTTGGTAAATACTGCTAAGTCCATCACCACTTGCTTTGGCATCTGTACTTCATTGGTTTCACCGTCTTGGCGTAACTTCCATACCCCTGAATTAGCGTTAAAGGTAACGATATTTGGGAACATACTGCTCCCTTCCATATTAAAATCATTCAACATTTTCTTCTTTCCCCTCTTTAGTTTCTTGTTTCGCTTCAAATTTATCTAACATTTGTTGCACCTCAGCAATATACAATTTTGTAAGCACAATGTCTTGCACTATTTGTTGCATGTTGCTACTCATATCACTGCCATCACGCAATTCACTAAGCTGTAAACTCATGTTGAGTTCTGCTAGTTTGGTGCGGTATTGCTGTAATAATAATTTATACATCTCAATCATAATTGTTCCCTCTCTTTGTTGATGTCATCTACATAGTCTTGCATTAAAAAGATGATCTGTTGGCGTTGTGATATTCTTCTAAAATCACATGCCTTCTGAAAATCCTCTCGCAAGTTTTTAGGTATGACGACATTGAATTGTACATCATCAATGCACTGGTCATCTTTTTGCAGTTTCATTAGCACTCCTGTTCTGTTGCAAAATAGTTTTAATGTAATCCCTATTCTCATACACATCTAAAGGGTGAATTTCAAGGGTGATGTACCCCAATTTTTCTTCCTTGTGTGTCATAAATGGGCGTTTGTTTTCAATATCACGCTTGGTGTACCCCATGTAAAAAGCATTTTGTAATTCTTTTTTCACTTCGTACCCCAAACATAGATAGAGATAAATAAATTCATCTTCCTTGCAGGTAAATAAATCTATCTCTAAATTCAATTCATCATTAATCTTTTGTTTCAAAACGGTATTTCCTCGTCATCTAATTTTGGTTGTTCCACCGTTGCTTGAAATTTTTTTTTCAGTTCATACTGCATCTCATCACCACTAATTAAATGACATAACTCTTGCATGGTGTAAACCAATATCGGCTTGTCCTGGTGTTGTTCTTCAATAATAGCTTTGGTGTTGCGATCAGGTACAACAAAAATCTCGTCCCCATTGGACTTGGTTATAT